TTGTTCTTTGTGTGTCGAATTCATATGCAAATTTAAATTGCCCAGATCCTGTGCCATCACCATAATAAACAGAATTGTCTTTAGAAGAAGCTACCATCAAATTCGATCCGAGGTTACTAAATTCTGATGGACCAGACACATATGTTGATGTGTCGCCAACATATGCTGCAGTTACGTATTCTTTATTGTCATATTCATCGTAGTATGCTGGCTCGGCAACACAGAATAATTCTTGCGAAATACTAAAATCGGCATAATCGTCCCAAGATCTGTATAAACGTCCCGTTCCCCTGTTAATATCGTCTACCATTTGTACAGATTTTCTTTCAACATATAAACGAACTTCAGCGCCATCTGGAATATCGATAGAATTTACATGTTGTTTAATTGTTGTCGTAGAATTTTCTAAACACAAATATGGGTAATTAGTATATCCCAACTCTTCTTCTGCGCTAACTTTATCAACCTCCAGTTCTAGATTAACCTGATCGCCAGTAGAGAAAATATCACGCTCCATAACGATGGTGTCGGTGTTCTCATTCACAGATTGGTATAAGTATACTTTATTGTCAACAGTATATGGATATGTTGTTCTTAAGTTTGTATCAGCGTCTGTTGGAATATTTGGGTCTAAGTTATAATTTAAAGATAAATCTCTATTACCACATGTAATTTTTCTAGCATAGATTGAGAGAGAGGAATCTTCTAACGATGATGATGTATAATCAACGCCAGATGTAACATGACCACCTGTTAATGCGCTAATACGATTGATTGTTCCTGATGTCGCTGCAGGTGTGATTGTCCTAAACAGTGAATAGTTTACTGCTTCTCTTGTTGTTCCATATGGTATAAGTTTAATGTTATTGGAATCTACAACATAACAATAAAATAATTCTTCATTTTGAACTCCACCAGCAATATCTGAAATTGTTCCTGTTATTGGATCAGCAACTGTATTATATTTTACGATTTCATATTGTTTGAATCCATGTGATGGAATATTAATTTGATTTGATGATACTGCTGTTCCTGGATCGAACGAATTTACTTTAATCGTTTTGTCGTATTGCTCAAGTAAAAATGTATCATTAGAACTATATTCGGCAATATAATCACTTCCATCTTCATCTAAAATTTGAGCAGAACGAATATCGAACTGAACTGGCATAAGGTAAATTTTTAAATTTACTTTTGAATTTTTAATGAATGTGAATTTATATTCCCATGGTCTTGTGGTATTAATGTCATGACCATGAAGTGTATTTCTTTCTCTAATGTATATGATTGGTCTTGTTTTACCAATATTATTTTCACAAAATGGATATAGATCGCTTAATGTATCTTGACCGAATTCATAAACACCAATCTGTTGCAGTTCTGATAAATTTCCAATTTTTTGATCTAGTATTTTAATATCATTATGCTTACCAACTAATGTAGTAACTACTGGTGGATTTGTTGAAGATGATCTTTCCGTCAATGAATATGATACAAGTTTATTATAATCGAGTTCGCTTTCAAATGCAATAACAACACATCCTGGATCTGGTGGTGTTCCTTCTGTGCAATAGTTATATCCTATCCACAATTCTTCATCGTTTAGTGTTACAGAGATTCCCTCATCTCTAGCCCAATTTAAAGAAAAGTTTGACTCTGAACCAACTCTCGATAAAATTGGTCTAAACAATCCCTGATTATAGGTATAAGAAGATCTTGTATAGGTTACAACTTCTGTGTTTGTTCCTGCAGTGTTTTGACTTTCCATCAAAATAGCAAACTCAGCTGAAGAAATTGATCCAGTATTTAAATTTTTTGCAGATTCGTCAGCTATTTTTAAGTTTTTTACAGCAATCTCAGAACCAAATGTTCCCATTTCCTGACGGACTTCAAAAGAATCTTCAAATAACAATCTATCTTCTGGTTCATTCCAGAAGAATGCAGAATTTTCGCTAACGAGATCTTTGTTAGTTGTTTTAGTAATTCTTGCTGTTGCTGCAATCTCACCAGTTGCTGGTGTTCCAAAATTAACTGTATCGAATATAGAATAATCATTTCCAACATTTTCTATAATCAAATCCCTTATGGTGCCATTTAAGATACCATCAATTTTTATATTTTCAGTATTTGAATCACTATCGTATAGGATTGCTGGGTCGCCCTGATTGTATCCTAGTCCTGCATAACTGTTTACTGAATTTATTGTTACCTCACCAAGCTGCGCATATAATGTAAAGGTAACTGAAACACCTGCATTATTTACTGCATATACGATTGATGATGAGGAGAAATTTAAAACAACATTATCTGCTGACAGATATAAAATAGAATTAGATGGCTCATAATCGACAACTCTTGCTCTTACTGTTTTGTTTCCATTTAATGGGTCGATCTGATAAATTTCTGATCCAACAAGTTGATCGATTGTTCCAGAGGATAGAGTGTTGAGTTTAATCTGGAAGATTTTTTCCCAAACACCAGCATTTAATTTCAAAACATCTACTTTCGGTAGATATACTTGCACCTCATCTCCATATAAAATTCTAAAGAACGATTTAATCGAATCAATAGAACCTTTGGAATTATAGAACTCTACAATGTTCTTTAAAACAAATTTCTTATCGGCTGCTACGACTTGTGGAAAGTCAGGTAAAAACAAACTGTAAAATATAGAAAGAATATCATCGTCAGTTTGTTCATCAATATCGTTACTTAAATCCAGATTTCTAATAATGTCTAATGGCTTATCGTTCTGTTCTAGATATTGATAGTATTTCTGCAGAAATGTGATGAATTTAGCATAATCTGAACGTATGAATTCAGGTGCTTGATAATCAACAACTACTGATGGATTTGCTTTTACTGTTGTCATTTGATTAATGGTTTTCTAATATCTGGTTCAGCCAAAACAGAAATATCATTATTTAGAATTGTTACAATTTGATTTCTTACACCAGAAATGTCTTGTGTTGCAGGTTCTGCTTTAATTTTACAATTATCTGTCAATAGAGAAAACGCAGTTGTTGGAATTTTAATCGTTCCACTTTTATAATCTACTGTTCCGAATGTTGAAGAATCAATAACTTTATCACCATTCACATAATGAAATCTTCTTATGTTCGAGTCTCCGTCATCTTCTAGGTAGTAAGAAGTTGAATCATTAAATAACCTAAACTCTGTGCTGGTAATTCTTCTAATTGGGTTTACAAAATTTATTGTATAATTAACAGCAGTTTCTGTGTTAATATTTAATATTTTGTACAGAGAAATTTCTGTGTTATTATTCAAAATAGATTTGTTTGTATAATCAATTTGTCTAGCCAGTTTACTTCTTCTAAAAATAGCATCAAAATTATCTAAGTCAGAATCTCTATAATTTACGATACTAGAGAAAACATTTGCTTCTAGCGTCTCTTTACCTTGTGTTGTCTTTGATGGGTCGTAGAAAATTTTTGTATCAACAGCAACGTATAGATATTCAGGATCAACGAACTCTGGTGTAATACCAACTACATTTTTCTTATTCAATACTCTTGAGAGTTCGTCTTTTAATTGATCCGACAAAACAAGACCATTCGTTGGCTTTGCGCTAATGTATACTTTACCATAAATTGGTGGATCATTTACATCACCTCCCCAAGCGGATATTGCATCGATATCTGAATATTCGTTCAATAAAATATTCTTGTAATCTTCAGCAGTTACTGCACGATTTTGTGTGGTAAAATATTTTGCAGCATTAAAGCGGATCGATTCTACTGTTTCTTCTGCTCTACCACCAGATGCTTTTTGCACTAATGTTATGGTAGAAGAAGAAACAGAAAACCCAGCGCCAGTTTGTAATGTAAAAGATGTAGCATTATTTGCTGATGCTGCGCTTGATACTAGATAAGAAATATGAACAATGTTACCATTGAGTAATTTTTTACCAATAGTGTCGTCGCCAAATACAAGTTGATAATAACCTTCTCTCGTCATCTCTAAGAAGTATGTTTTGTCGGTTGAAGATACTGCAACTATTTCATCAGCAAGAACATATGTATCTCTATTTGCGTTTACTCCACTTGTTTGAACTTCTACTAGCAATGTTGTTGTGTCGATATTTTTGTTTGGCAATATAAATTTATTTTGATCATTTGAAACAGTATAACGATATGTTAATGGTGTTCCTTCAACGATTGTTACATTTGGAAAATAAAACGTATTGGCAGAAACAGGAGGAACGATTACGTTTGTTCTGTTGTAGAATGTGTAATCAATACCATCGATTGTTGTAACGAATGCTGTGTTTGATGGTAGTAGTAAGGATTGTGGATTTCCTGTTGTTGTAACGCTAAGATTAATCTTTGCTATTGGAGAACGAACCGATCTTGGTGTGTAACCAAAATGCTTTGCTAATGAAACTACAGAAGATCTCTTGGTTGCAGTATCCAAATACATCTCATTGGCGACGAAATTAGCATATATCGCATTGTAGTGTGTATTATATGCAAGGATATCTAATAAAACGGAAAGAGACGATCCCTCAAAATCATAATCTGTAAATTCTGATTGAGATTGTAAAAATGTTTTTAAATTTGATTTTATTGAATCGAAATCTAGTTCCGTGACTCTTAAGTTTGATGTGTTAGCCATTTATCGTGTTCTCTCTAAAGCAAAGGTTAAGTCTTCTACAGTTTGAAACCCTACGATATTGTACGTTATGCTTATCTCGCATGCATTGTTTTCGTCCTGTAAATTCACATTAACATCTAGTAATCTTACTCTTGGTTCATAACTCTCAATCACGTCAATAATACCACGTTTCATAGAATTTGCTGTAAGTGGTGTTGCTAAATCGAACAACAACGATCTAACAGGAGAACCAATTTCGCTGTGAAATGGTCTCTCATAGTATTGTGTCAATATCAAATTTTTTACAGATTGTTTAACAGCTTCTCCGTCCCTTTTTACTGCAATGTCTTTTGTGTTTGGGTGTGATGAGAAGGCGAGATCAAAATCTCTAAAAATTTGTGTAGTTCTGTTAATTGTAGCCATATTTGTTATTTATTCGAGTTATCCACCACCACCACCAGCATCAGTAATTGATGGCGGTGGTGGAGCACCAGTATCGCCTTCAAATGGTTCCACAGTTTCTAATTCCAATGCTTGCGCTGTAATTTCTTGTTGAAGTTCTGTCAATTGATTTGGATCAAGCAAAATAATTTGCTGAAGGATTGTAAACAAATCCTCAACAACAACTGGTGGGATTACTGTAGCATCTGGAATTTGAGAAACTTTCTGTTTAGCCAAAACTTCAAGGGAAGGAATGGCTTTCAATTCTGATGGAGAGTTCTTATAATCCGTAAAGATCAAGTCCAATAAAACTTTACCAGAAGATATCGAGTAGTAAGTTTTAAGAAAATCTTTCTTTAGATCTACTAGTGTTTTAACAGCCATAATATATTATCCGCAATCAACAGTTCCGCTTCCACCAACAAGAACGTCTCCACAAGATACTGGATCGCCTTCCCTTGCCAATGGCAATCCACCGCAAAACACTGTTGCGCTACCTGCAACAACTACAGGTTGAGCTGCCCCAGAATGTGGTCCTGGTCCATGACCAAAAACCCTTGTCCCAACAACACCTGGGACTCTAAATTGCACTCTAACTAGGGAGTCTATGTTTGATAACATAACACCACCACCAGCAGTTGTTACTGTAGCTATTGCAACTCTTGCCATATGTTCCTCACACTAAAAGTGTATGTCCATCGTTAGTTTTTCTATGATTGTTCATAGTAAACGCTACATTTCTATTCTTACCATTTTGATTATATGATATATGAATCCAAACTGTTTTAGGATCTGTGTATTCCAACAGTAGTTGATCGTGTGGCACTTTTGCTCGAATTTCATTAATCAAGTCAAAATGTTTCTTACGATCAAATGCTGTTTTCTTCAACACAATATCAACAGCCATACCTTTTGGATGTTGCGATGTTGCTGATTCCACACCAAGCAAACCTTTTTGCCTATAACCAGAGGTGATGAGAATATCGCTCTTTGGCACAATCTTAATAATGCTCTCAAGCACATTTTCTGCAAGTGCTTTTAGGTTACATACAATTTGTGCCTTCGTCAAACCATCTTGATCTTGTAATTTGTGTGGTTTGCTCGCAACACAAATATATCCTGGTCCACCACCTGGAATAAAATCTCCAAGATAGAAATTCGCAGACAGTTTGGTGTTGAGAGGAAATTCTGTAAATTCTTTAAACGCATCACAAGTAACGATTTTACCTTGTGGTGGTGGATCTTTTGGCGCAGGTGAAGTCTCTACAGAATTCGGTCTCGATTCATTTTTAGACATGTCGCCACTATTCTTTCTTTTTGATATAAATTCGCTCGGGTCTCCTTCTTCTGGTGTCTCAAACACAGAACCACCTGGAAGACCACGTGGTGGTAATGATAGATGATCAAAGAATGCGTTTACAGGTGTTTCTCTATCCGTTGCTTCTTTGAGTGTCAACCATGTAATTGGGAATGTCTCAGCAACTTCAGCTGCAAGAGAAATAGGAATCGTTACGGGTGGAACTGTACCGAGACCACCAGAGTTCAAGTTCATTCTTATACCACCAGACATACTTAATGTATTTGGTGTGCTTATATCGAATCTTGTCCCTGCTCTCTGCGCAACTTCACCGCCACGGAGATTTAAAACAGATTCTCCTAAGACGTTTACGTTTGTTCTAGCATAAATGTTTACATCATTAGCAGTAGCAGAAAGGTTAAGAGATCGTTCTGCTCTAACGCTTGTAGATAAAGTGCTTGTTGTAAACAAGTTACCTGCTGTTGACAAACTCATATTGTTTTCTGCTCTCAGATTAAACGTGTTATTCGATGTCATGTTTATTTTTTCTGCTGTTGATAGATAAAAATCTGATCCAACTTCCAAACGACATAGAGTATCAGTTTGAACATTAAACTGTGCGCATTTAATGTTCATATTTTCTTTAACAGTAAGGTCAAATTTTCCAGAAACACGCATCGTAACATCATTTTTTACAAGAATATTCGCATCTCCTGTTACCTCAATATTAGCATCACTTCTCATATATAAATTTGTTACACCATCAACTGTGCAATTGTGAGCACCACGAACATATATGTAACCATTTCTATCAATAATTTGATACCCATCACCAATTATTTTATTTACTTGTGTTCCATTTGCATCAATTTCTGAGAATGTTCCCTTTTTATGATATGTGTGTATTCTCTCATTATTTGGTGTATTGTCGAACTCTTGAAAATGACCAGCTTCGCTTTCGTAAACATGATTAAATGGGTACTGCGCATTGTATGGAGATTCTGGCTGATTCCATGTAGCTTGGGTCCAAGATAATGGCACCTTTAATGTTCTTGTTGAATCTTTTAGTCCAACAATTGTTTTTGATATTTGTTCATGGCGAGCAAGTCGATTA